TCAAGCGGTGGTCAAACGGATGAGCGGCAAGCCGGCCCCGCCGGACCCTACGCCCCAGCCGGTGGAGGCGAAGGTCTTGAAGCCTTTCCCGAATCCTCGCTTGATCCAGATATATTTCGGGGATCGTAAGAGCGGCAATCTGGCGAAGTGCGTAGTCAAGCCCGGCTTCAACTATCCTCCGAACGCGAAGCTACAGGTAATCGAGTGCGAGTATGAGCCGGGATTGTACCGAGTTGTCAGAAACAATAGACGAGCGTGATCGTCGTCTGGACGCCCTGTTGACCTCGATGACGGTGGAGGAGGGGCTGGACATATTGAAAGGCCGGGAGCCTCGCCAGTTCTCGCTGGAGGAGATTGCGGATTTCTGCGGAGTCGGCCCTGCGACTGTAATGCGGATCGAGGAGCGGGCATTGAAAAAATTAAGTCAAAAAGTGGTAAGGTAAACTGATGGAAAACGAAGCAAACGAAGTGCAGGAGTTCGACCGGGACAATCCGGACATCGACTTTTTGAAGTCCGATCTGGAGCGATGCCGGAACAATTTGAGTTACTGGCAGGGCAAGGCGGAGGAGGCTCGCGAGAGCCGCCGGAACGAATGGCCGGGCAAGGGAAGGAACGGCCAGAAGGAAGGCCCGGACGCATTCCCTTGGGCCGGAGCCTCCGACCTCGAACCGAATCTTATAAATCCTTTGATCGACGGGGACGTGGCTTTGCTCACGGGCAGTCTGAACAAGGGAAATCTGCTCGCCTCGCCAATCGAATCGGGCGACATTGCAACGGCCTCGACCGTAACGGAATTCATGCGTTGGCGGCTCGACTCCATGTCCGAACTGCCGCGGGAAGCGGGAGTCGCGGCGAATCTTCTGCTGGAACAGGGCATCGCCTTTCTGGGCGTGTATTGGAAGCGGGAAATAAAACGAATTTACAAGCCCATCTCAATCGCGGAGATCGAGGGCCAAGCCCCGGAAGTGGCTGCGGCTATCCTCGATCCTGACATGAAGGAGACGGTCGTCGAGATGTTGCAGGGCGTATTCCCGAACCTTCGCAAGGGGCGAATCACTCGCATGGTAAACGAATTGCGGAAGGACGGCGTTACGGAGATTCCATCGGAGAAGGTAACGGCGAACCGCCCCTCGGTAAAAGCGTATGAGCTGGGCCGCGATCTTATCGTAGACTCGAACGTGCTGGACTTGCAGGCGGCCAGAGCGGTTTATTGCGTTCATTACCTGACGCCCGAGCAGGCCAAGGAGATGGTCCTAAACGGCTGGGATTCCGACTTCGTAGACGAATGCATCGAGACTTCGCAGGGAGACTTTCCGACTCCTACTTCCGGAGCCTACGGGAGCTTCGTCACCGGAGGCTGGGGGATTCCGGTCGACCAGTACGAGGGCTTGATTCGTCTGATCACCTGCTATCGGAAAGAGGTGGACGAGGACGGCGTTCCGATATGCACCACTACCATTTTCAGCGAGTCGGTGGAGGGCTACGCCAAGTATACTACTGACGTATACGGGGACGGCTATCCTTTCGTCGCGATCACTCGCGAACATTTGTCCCGCAGGCTGTTCGATAGCCGAGGCTATCCCGAATTGCTTCGCTCTTACCAGCTCGCGGTCAAGACCGAAATGGACGCTCGAAGAGATCGCGCCTCCATGTCCACCGTCCCTCCGGTGGAAGTGCTTGCCGGCAGAAAGCCCGAGCAGATCGGACCCGGTTCAGTTATACCTGTCCGCCGGCGTGGCGAAGTCGGCTTCATGGAAATACCTCGCTATTCGCCTGCATCCACCGAGGTGGAAATGCATTTGCGAAAATTGGCCGACAAAGTGACTGGCAGAGCGACTAGCGAGGCGGATGCGGTCGAGGCGAACGTCATGAGACAAGCGTTAGTCAACAACTGGCTGCATGGTTGGACACAAGTTCTTCGCCAGTTCTGGGCGATGGAGCGCCAGTATGGAAATCCCGAGCAGTGGTTTAGAGTTACCGGCTCGGAGCAGGGCGTTCAGCTTCTCATGGATCAGACTGCCGACGAGTACGACTTCCGACTTTCATGGAATGCGAACAATGCGGACGAGGCTGCGGTAGTGAAAAAGCTGGAGACGGTCGGCCAAGTACTTTCGCAGTATGATCGGCAGGGAACGGCCCGCTACGACGAGTTCCTGAAAACCTTCCTTGAGGCAATCGATCCGGGGCTTGCCTCGAAACTGATAGCCCCTGCGCAGGAGGCCACGAACAAGGAGATCATGGAGACGAGCGAGGACATCGCGAAAATCTTCAGCGGGCAGGTAGTGAATGCTCCCGAGAATGCCAACACACAGCTTAGAATGCAAATGCTTCAGCAATATTTGCAGGGTACGGAAGAAATCCCTGCCTCGGATATCCAAGAGCGTATGCAGACCGACGAACAGTTCGCGGCTAGGCTTCAGAACTATGCTTCCCAGCTCGAATTTCAGCAGACCCAACAAAGGAACGCTCTGACCGGAGCTTTGGGAGCGCCGCCCGGTAACGTTCCGGCCTCCAGCATGGCCGCCTAATGGGTCATGTCCAAAAGGAATTATACTGGTTGGTAGTGTTCGTTTTGTTCTTCGTCGAGCGTGATGCCATTACCGACGTACTCTTTCTAATCCTCGGCCAAATCGCTAAAATATTTTTCACATGACTCTCCAAAAAGCACTCCTTCAATTACACGCGCGCGAGGACTGGGACGTTATCCTCGACCACATTCGGGTCGAATTGGAGACGGCCATGCTGGACTTCCAGACGCCTGAACTCCTCGACAACCCTCAGAAGTTGGCTCGCTTGGCCGGAGAGATTTCGGCCTTCGACCGACTGATTCGAGTATTCAGTCATGGCGAGGAATAGTCTTACCCCGCATGAGCAGTTCGCGAATGAAGTTCGGGCTTTGCTCAACCGCTATCTGGAGGAGTCGGACCTCGAAGATCATACCCTTTATGAAATTATGGAACATGCCCTTGGCCAGTGGATGAATGAAGACGTCGTCGACTTTGTCTCGGACATAGACCTCGACGCCGGCGACGAGGATGACGGCTGACTACCGGGACTCGGCTAAATCGCAGGGCAGTTATTACGAGAGCCTGTTCACTACCGAATGTCTGAAACGAGGCATCGCGGTAAGCCAACCCGAGGGGGATTATTTGCCTTACGACGTAATAACCGATAGCCGGCTCGGGCTGAAGCGAGTTCAGATCAAGGGGACGCGCTACCGAGAGAATAGCGGATATAAGGTTGTCATTACCCAGTATGCCCCGGACGCCTTCGACTTCATGGCCCTCTACGTCGACCAGCCTGACTTTCGCACTTGGTACGTATTCCCGAAAGCTCTCCCCGGCAAAGCCAAGGCGGTAAAATTGTTTCCGCACAACCCGACGAGCAAGGGCAAGTACGAGCCGTACAAGGCCGCCTTCCACCTCCTCTAAGTCTCCTGAGAAATTCGCCGGCCTAAGTGCTAAGATTAAATCTGGCGGGCCTCTGCCCGCAGTGAGACGGCGAACTTCTAAAAACGCAGATATGGATACGGAAACAATTACTACCGAGGCTCCGGGTACAGATTCGGGAGCAGATGAAAACAGCGCAGGCAATCCGACGACAGTCGAGGAATTGGCGAACTCTTTCATAGAGCGAGTCGAAGAATCGCCCGAACCGGAAACGCCCGAATCCGAGGCCAGTGAAACGGCAGAAGCGGAAGCGGGGGAAGCCGAAGACGTTCTTTTACAGTCTAATCAGTCCGAGGAAGAGGAAACGGAAGAGGAATCGGAAGCCGAAGAAGAGGCCGAAGATGAATCGGAAGTCGAACCGCCCAAAGGGGTAGGGAAGCTTTTGAAGCAGGTCGGGAAATTAACGGCCCGAGCCAAGAGCGCAGAGGAAAGAGTCGAGGCCATGCAGGCCGAAATCTCAACTCTGAAGTCCCAACCGCAAGAGCAGGCATCGCCGCAAGGTTCGCCGGCTCTGGAGGAAATAGCCGATCTGGCGAGCTTGGAGAAAGTTCGGCAGGAAGCAATCGCCGCCAAAAAATGGGCAGTTCAGCATCTGGGAAAGGATTACGTGGAGGACGGGGACAAAGAATATTCGGGGGATGAAATCCGCGAAATCTTTGGAGCCGCCGACGAGTAC